CGTCTACCAGCGGCGCTCGCTCGGATATGGCCTTGTGAGTCCACATCGAAGCATCCTCCAGCCGCTCGAAGGCGACTGTCTTGGTGCGGCCGTCCGGAAGGACCTCATCGAGTCTCTCCGCGAACCTCTTGTAGAGCTTCCGCACGAGAGCATGATCGGGAAGCGTCGCGTTTTCACCCTCGACGCTCGCCTTGTGGAATCCGAACCGATTGTCGATCTCGGACTTGCCGATCACGAATATCCTCCTACTGCTGGAGAGACGTCGGGTCGACCATCGGGGTCTCGCCGGTGTCGCTGACCTTGAACGTGACGTCGCCGCTCGCTGAGGTGAGGATGTCCTCCGGGTCGCCGTTGACCACCAGCGAGATCTTCTTCGTCGCCCCCGAGTCGTCCACCTGGATCACGCCCGCGTACTTGGCGTCGCTGTTGTTGTACGACTTGGTGGACAGGCCGAGCAGAACCCCGAGGAACGTGTTGACGGTGGCGATGGATCCCGACACCTGTTCGATGTTCGGGAAATGCCAGACCTGCCCCAGCCCGATGTAGAGCGCCGCGAGTGCCGGAAGGACGATCGCAACGGTGTGCTTGAGCTTGTCGTAGACGGCACTACTCAGAAGGGGCTTGCTGGCGGAGCTCTGGGTTTGCGACGATGCGGACATTGTTGATGAACCTCTCCTCTGGGCGATTGGTGAATATACCGGCGTACTTGTTGTGGGAGCTGAACGGAAGTCGAGAGACTTCGTTCATGATGCGCTCCGCAACACCGTTACCGCCGAGAGCCTTGTACGGCGTGAAGAAGTACTTGTTGAGCTCTTCGTACTCGTCCTTGGTGACCCACCCCCGCTCGATGTAGGCGACGCCGAGAGTGGTGATCGTCTCGTACGCCAGCCCCATCAGCAGACGAGTGGTTGCATCCCGTGTGTTGCTCTTGCTACTCCGGTAGGCCCAGAAGCCTGACGACGCAAGAACGGTGGTGACCGAAGTCAGGGCAATCTGAAGCCAGGTGTCCACCTTAAATATCCTCCCCTAATTCCCCATGATGAGAGACTGCTGTTAAGTTGTCCTCGACCAAGCGCCTGCGTTACGGCCCCATGCTTCTGCCATCTTCCACGTACCGCCGACATTCACATACGGAACTGCCAGCTTCCACGTGGACCCCACCAGAATATAGGCCCCAGCAACGGTGGTCATCATCGTGGGCTTTGACCAAGCACTCCACCCGACAGAGTTTTGTGCTCTGACGAATATGTAGTACGTGGTACCAGGGGTTAGACCTGAAAGTACCTGCGGCGATTTCGCCGAGACAGAAGAAGTCGGGGTCGTAGAACTCGTACCCCAACCGATCTGCCATGCTGTGATCGCGCTTCCGCCGTCACTGTTCGGGTAGAAGGCGACGTCCACCGTCGTTGCTGTCACGCTTGACAGAAGTGGAGCCTGAGGAGCCGTAGGAACTTGTTGAGTGGTTGCGCTCGCGCGTCCTGACCAAGCACCCCAACCGACAGAGTTGTGAGTCCTTGCCCAGAAATAATAGGTCTTTCCCGCAGTAAGACCTGTGATGGTTGTCGACCCATCAGAGCTGACGTACGTGGGCGAAGACGCACTCGTATTGTCGTCGTATCTGATCTGCCGTGAGTCAATGGCGTCTCCGCCGTTGGAGCCGTCCTTGAACGTGACGACTACCGACGTCGCTTTGACGCCAGATATAGCCGGTGTACTCGGAGCCGCGGGAACTGTGTCACGAGTTACCGAGTGGGTGAACGTTGCGGGCCCACCGATGCCAGAAATGCTGGTATCGGTGATGAGCTTGAACGTGACCGTCTGGTTGTAGGTAGCGGTATCGGAACCGATCTTGTACCAGTCGGCGCCCGTCGGGTAGTCGATGGTCTTGGTGGTGGTTCCGCCATCGACCGTGTAGCTGAACTTCAGCCCGTTGTACCAGTCGTTGGAATATCCAGCCTTGAACCAGAACTCAACGGCCGACCCGAGGTCACGGATCCGCATCGTGCCACCGGCACCGGTATCCTTATCCCAGTCGGTCACGATACCCCCTAACCGATGATCTTGAAGTAGATGTCTCCGTCGTTACCGCCGGTCGGATCTGCGGTGCCCGAAGAGATACCCGCAGCGGTACGGTACGAGGACTTGCCGGTCGGTATGAGCGCCTTGAGCAGAGCGATGTAGTCGCGGGTGCGGTTGATCTCCCTGCCGCCCCAACGGACACGCCCCTCTTCCCCTGTGTCGGGGACTGTGGCATAACCGGCGAGTGTCGCCTGATCTCCGACTGCCATGTCAAACCTCCCTTACGAATATCAGGGCTGGGTGCCCCAGACCGAATCCAGATCAGTGTCGAAGTCGAACCAGGTCTTGTTGCTGGTCCACGACAGCCAAGAGCCGGTGTTGATGAAGGTGTTGAGGGTCAGCGTCGGGTATGACCGTTCGCCTTCCTTGTCCTCCACAAATATCTGCTCAGTCACCCGCATGTTGTTGGTGACTCCGTCCACGTTACGGGTCTCGACCACGTCGCCGAGGTTGTAGTCCCGCCCGTAGACGTACTGGCTGCTCTGGCTGATCTCTCCGTCGAATGCTTGGTACGTACGGTTCTCGGCGAGCTTCTCGTAGCCTCGCTGCTGCAGAGCGGCCACGACATCGGTCGTAGACTCCGTCGTAATATCGGTGGCGTCTACCGCCAGGACATGACGTTCGAAGCCTTCGACTTCAGGGTCGACACCCGCAGCAAAGACCATCTGGAAACCAGCCGGAGAATATACATACGCGACGTTCTTTGCACCTTCGATGGACATCAGCTCTTTGGTGTTCTGCAAGTTGTCCATCTCGGGAGCGAACACCACAGCTGGCAGTACGGTTTGAGCGGTGGTCCGGTCACTGCCGACGTAAATATCGAACCAGAGTTTCGACATGTCTTGCTGACGCAGAAGTCTGAACCCGAGGTTCCAGACCTGAGCGATTTGAGCGATTGCGTCATAGACAGTGGTCGGTGAAATATCGACAGTGATCGGGTCGATGGGTTCCACGATCGTGTCGTCCGGCATGAACGTACCCTCGTTGATGAAAGGGATCACGTCGTTGGGATCGAGAGTTCCGGTGACACAAATATCGTGGAAGATCTTACGGCACACCGCCGCTGGCGTGTCCGTGATTGTCCACTTGACGTCGCTCGTGGTGGTCTCGCCGGTCCCAGGATCTGTGGTAGTTGTCTGGGTAGCAGCGTTCGCCAAATATGCGACGCGGTCGTAGAGGAGAACCTCTAGAGAACGACCCTTGACGATGAGAAGCTTCTCTCCATCTTCGTTGACGTCGTCCTCTACAGATTCGACCCTCATCACGTAGTTGGACTTGTTCAAGGCCAAATATGTGTCAGTCTTGAGAAGACTTCTGGCCTTGTAGCTCGAGACGATGTCCAGCTGGAAATCGCCGGACTCCTGGAATCTCTCCGTCCAGATGAGCGACTCGAACTTATCGACCACGTACTCTCGTCGGAGGAGCGGATCGAGTGTGTAAAGCTCCATCACAGCCCTCCATACTTGGTGACGTAATCGATGGTGTACGGAACCCCCGCTCCTGTCGCGTAGATATGGAGCAGGTTGTCGCCCGGCATGAGCTCGATCCAGCTGGACTGAGGCGACATGCCGTAGAGAAGTGAGCTCTGAGTTCCCGCTCGGGTCAGGGTCACCCCCTTGTCGCCGGTGACGGAACTGATGGTCAGTACGTCACCAGCGACAAGAGGGGCCGAGAAATCGAGCTGCCGGAGATCGTCGTTTGGCGGTTGGTGGTAGATCGTGAAATCGCTCAGCGTACGGTTGACGTTGAGCGTGATCACGGTCCCGGTGTCCACCGAACCGTCGTAGGAAATGACTGCGTCCGACGTTCCTGAAGTGGTCTGAAGGACGTGCCCCGATGCGGGCAGATGTACGCCCACCGGGTCGACGAAATCCGGGTCATAGCAGATGATCGAAACATCCACCGCGGGCTCTTGCGTGAAGAGGGCGGTCTCAAGCGATTCCACCCTCCCCACGATGTTGACGGTAGGAGCTTCGTCGTCATAGAACGTGAGCGTTACTTCCGACTTGGGCATGAGATACCCGTACAGCTGCTTACGCAGGCCCCGAACCGTGTCCGTGAGAGGATCCGGGTCGAGACCTACGGTCAGCTTGATGTTGCGAGTCTCACGCCTTGCGGACTGGTACTGCTCTCCATCCACCCCGGCGAATGAAGACGACACGAGAGTCGCCTTCACCGGGTCCAGCCCGTCAATGTTCTGGACGAGATATCCAGAAGTGTCATCGTCGAGTTGGAAGCTGAGCAGGTTGCCCTGACTCGTACTCACATCGAGCTTGGTAAGCATTACGGATTCGTCAGAGCTCCCTTCGCCTTGGATATCTGGTTGTTGGTCTGACGGTAGATCGTCGCCGCCGACAGAGCCTTCGGCGAGTTGTTGTACTGGTTGAACGTGACCGAACGAGCGGCCCCGGAAGCCTGAGCGTCCGAGACTTCCTGTGCAGCCAGACGGGCGTTGGCGATTGCCGCGGCCTTGGAATATGCGGAGTCGACCGAGATCGGCTGGTTGCCCAGAACGGCCCCGATCTGTCCTGCATTCTTCTTGACACTCGACAGATCCAGCACCGGAGTGATGACAGGTCGAATATCGACGGGCCCGGTGATCAAGTCAGAGAAGCCAGACATCGACTTCCTGAGCGAGTCCACCGCAGTCTGCCCAGTATCTGCGGCAGCCTTCGCTACCACACCGGACATTTCGCCCAGCCCCACAGCAACACCCTCCGCGGAATATCCGCCAACTTCGGCGAACACTCGGGAAGGAGACTTGATGCCGAGCTTCTTCTTGATGGACTTGACCATCGCGTCGGCGATGATGTCCATCTGGTGCTCGATGGCCTTCTGCTGGCTCTGAAGACCCTTGACGAGACCAGCGGCGGAGTTAACCGCAGCGTCATAGAGTTGACTCGACGCCGTCTTACCGAGATCTGCCGCAACCACAGCGAGCTGCTTGTCGAGGGAGTTGATCTCGTTGACGCCGTTCTGACCCTGCGAGAGAAGGTCATTCACGAACGGAAGCGCAGATATGCCCTTGGAGAGCAGATCCTTGTATGCCGTGTCGTTCAGGCCCATCTTGCGGAGACGCTGGAGAGCGTTCGAGAATTCCTTGGTCTTCTCGATCTGATCGGCGAGGTTCTTCTCGTAGCTGGAGGCGGTGGTAGTCGCATCGATCGAGGGAAGGGCCGAGAACTCGTCCGTGATGGACTTGTTGTAGTCGTCTCGGGTCTTCTTCGCGTCAGCAAGAGCCTGCTGGGCGTCCTTGATCTTCTGCGTGTAGGCGTCGTACTTGACGGTCAGAGCATCGAGCGCCTTGTGCTCATCGGCCAGATTCTTCGTGAGATAGGTGTAGGCGGCAGCAGCCTTCTTCCTCTCAGCAGCAGTCGCCTTGGCGTTCTTCGACAGATCGAGCAGTTGCTTCTTCATGTCGTCGAATGCCTTGTCGACCTTGTCCTTGTCTCCACTCTTCAGACCCTTGGCGAAGCCCTCATTGACGGACTTACCAATGGCGATGAACACCTTGGAAGGTGAGTTGATGTGGAGAACACCCTTGGCCGCACTGATGGCCGAACCAGCGATGTTCTTCGCCGCGGAAATAACCGAGCTGAGTCCAGCCTTCAGGCCGGAGATCATGCCCTCCACGATCGCCGACGCCAGGTTCCTACCAGCGGAGTTCATGGCCGCTTGGTTGTTCCTGATGCCATTGGCTACGCCGTTGACGAAGGATATGATCAGCTTGATGCCCGCGTCGATCACCCGAGGGAGATTCTTGGCAATGCCGTTGATGAAGTTGACGACCACGTTAGTAGCCGACGTAACCATCTTGCCGATATTCGCTGCGATGCCGTTCAGGACACCGATGATCAGACGCATACCAGCAGTGACCATCTTGGGCACATAGTTCGCCAGCTGCTGAAGCAGCATGGTGAGCATGCGCAGGAGGGTCGTCACGATCTGAGGCGTCAGAACTGCAATCGCCTTGATCATCGAACTGATGACTGTGGTCATGGCGCTGAATATCGCCGGACCAGCCGTCGCGATCACCTTGGCGAAAGCGATGACTCCGAGACCGATCTCCTCCATGAGCTTGGGGATGAGACCGATCAGACCACTGACAATGCCAATGATCGCCGCCGCACCTGCTGTACCCACTGCAGCCAGAGCTGCCAGACCGGTGGAGAACAGAAATACGCCAGCACCAGCCAGCAACATACCGGCACCCAGAATGCCGACGGCAACGCCGAGGGCAATCATCATGGGAATAACCGGCGTGAGAAGCAGAGCCGCCCCACCGAACACCAGGAACACGCCCGCCAGCATCAAAAGGCTCGTGCCAATTTCCGCCAGAGACATGTTGCCGAAAGCAGCGAGAACCGGGGCCAATATAGCCAAGGCAGCTGCGATGATGAGCGTTGCGGCAGCACCCGGAAGAGCTGTCGTCATCAACAGCATCGCCCCGGCTATGATCCCGAGGGTAGCAGCCAACAACACGACAGCCTTAGCGATCTCCTCCCAAGAAAATGCCGCAAAGTCGGTGAGAGTCTGGGCGATCATCTTGAGGGCTAGGGCGACGATGAGGATACCGGCCGCAGCGATTGGAGCTGTAGGCGGAATAACGTACAGCGCTGCTGCGATGATGGCCATCGCGCCGAGCATCACCGTGAGAGATGAGCCGATGTTGGCCCAACTCATCTGAGCCATCTGCGCCAGAGCGTCACCGATCATCCCGAGGGATATGGCAACGAGTAGCACACCAGCCGCGGCGAGTGGAGCCGTAGGCGGAATAAGCATCAAGGCTGCCGTGATGATGGCAAGAGAACCAGCCAGAGACACAAGCCCCTTGGCTATCTCGCCCCACGACATGCCTGCCATGTCCTTCACGGCACTGGCGAGGATCTTGATCCCTGCCGCCAGCAATATGATCCCCGCACCCTGAGCGACACCGCCCGCGTCCGCCTTCGCGAACATGGTGAAGAGGACCAACGCGCCGAGGAGGGTTCCTACGCCGACGAGACCCTTAGCAAGATCGGCCCAGCTGAGACCAGACAGATCTCCTACAGCACTGGCGAGGATCTTGATGGCTCCCGCGAGAGCGATCAGACCGAGGCCCGTAGATATCATTCCGGACGAAGGTGGCATGAACTTCATGACGGCGAACAAACCGCCCAGAAGTACAGTGACACCCGTGAGGCCCTTTGCCAGGCTGTTCCAATCCAGAGTCGACAATTGCTTGACGGCCTGGGTCAGAATAAGGACGGCCCCCGCCAACAGGATCAGAGATCCCATGATGAAGGGCATCTTGAGGAACCCGGCGGTTCCAACGAACTTCTGGAAGATGACCAGAGCGCCGATGAGCTGGATGAACATTCCAGCCATGGCCGTGGAAGCCCGAGTGAGACCGGCCGAGTCGATCGTCGACAGCTTCGAAACCGACAGGGTCAGGATGCCAATGGCGATGGCGATTTCGAGGAGCGTCGTCGCCTTGAGAGTGCCCTGCATGGTCTTGAGGGTTCCGGTGAGAGCCTCGAAAGGCCCCGTGATCGCCTCGACGAAGCCGGAAGCGATCTCACCGCCACCCTTGATCTTGTCGATAAACTTCTTGACGATCAGAAGCAGACCGGCGAAGAGGCCGGTATTGATCCCATTGAGGACGTCGTTGAAGTTCATCCCGGAGAACATGTTGGTGATCGCCGGGCCGACGCTCTGCATGAAGCTG